TGCATACTGTTGTTCAGATGATTGAATGCCATCGTGATTGATATCAAGAGTAGAGTACCATGTTGTATTACCAGCAACTACCTGAATTTTATAGTTAATGACCTTCTCAGTCGGTAACACAAATGTATCTATTACCTGAGAAGAAGTATTAGTAGATGTATATACTGTATTTGTCATTTAATCATATCTTCATTGGGCCATTCAACATAAAATGGAAACCCGCTTTGTTCTGTGACATCACGCAGTGCCTGTCGATACTCTGTCCACTTATTACTGGTTGTTTCTGGTACATCTCGCCCCTGAGTCCAGTCTGTGGCAGCTAGTCGCGTATTGCGTTCTTTGCGAACATCAATCGACAATTGCCCATCGCTTATCGCAGGTTCGTTTATAGCAGGTTCAACTCCTGGAATCCAATCGCCTGCTTCCCAACGGTAACATCCTTCTGTCGGTGGCGGCAAATATGTCCAATTTGCGCTTACGCCTTCACTGGGTTCAATTTCTTTTACCGCACCTAAAAAACCGTTTAATTTGATTTCATACACTTTGATCATTTTAAGCTCCCGCATAAATGTATTCATTAGTAGCCAAACCAACAACATGTTGTGGTACAAAGAATGTAGTTGAAGTGTTATATGAAAACAGTGGATACTCAACAATTGCGTTAACGACCGTAGCGGCTGTACTAGCGAAAGAACCTAGCGTAAGTGCCCGTGTATCACTTGCGCGTACTGGAGTCTCTTTGGAATTTACAGTCAGTCCAATATTTCCAGGAATTGCCAAGCTAAGACGAGAATATGGAGTTATCATATTATCACTTGCCTTCCAAATAAGTCCGCTTGATCCATTAATGTTGAAGCCATAACCGTTGTAAGTTCCAAGTGCAGTAATGGTTTGTGACGGACCAGAAATGATATTAGAGGCATCTGGAGTATGGAAAGATGACCAATACCAATATCCTCCAGTATACACTACAGATGTAGCAGTTTGTCCTATGCCGTAAATCGGCAACCAAGTGGCGCCGCCATCTGTTGTTTTATAAACTCCATAGTTTGCTGCACCAACAACCAGTGTTGTACCGTCAGTTCCAGAAGGTCCTACTGCCTGCTGTCCAGCAGGGAAGTTACCAGAAGACCATGTCAGGCCACCATCAGATGAATAGTAAACGGTCTGCGTATTAAGTGCATCAGCAACAGCAGCGCTGCCAGTGAAAAATGTCAATTTGCCACTGGCATACGCGATATCAGTAAGACTGCTGACCCGTTTAAATACTCGAGTAGTGCTAGTGTCGGTACTTTGACTGACATCGGCATAATGTGTCCAAGTGTCTCCATCTGTAGACCTATATACCCCTACAGGTCCAGTGGAATTAATGTATACGTTAATATAAGCGGACCCATCATATGTTATATACCCATGCACAGCAGTGCGACTTGGTGTAAACGTAATACCATCGGATGATGTATATACAATCGGATAATTAGCAATCGCCGCGGCAAAATATTTATCGTTTATCTTTTGAAGAGTATTAAAACTGCTTGTACGGTACGTAACTTGGTCTGCAGAACGCCAAGTTACTCCGTCAGATGATAATGAGATATAGTTTGGAGCTAGCCTGATATACTTACCACCGAGATACACGACCCTACTCATTGTTATCTCGTCTGGAAACGCCACTCGAACCCATGTAACTCCACTATTAATACTTTTAAAATACCCGCCACCGTTTTGCGTTAGTATAAAGGCTAGCCATTGAGTCCCGTCATATATGACATTCCCGAGAACAACTGTGTTAACGCCCAATGTGCGGTTAGTCCACGTTGTTCCATTAGTAGATGTATAGACTGTTCCAGATAAGCCTACCAACACTAAAACGTTATTAGTACTATCAAATGCAATATCACTGAATGTCGCCGATCCCGCGGACCTCGAGGTCCATGTTGTACCATCTGGAGATGTATACAACAGACCACCCACTCCTATGGCGACAAAAAGATTGATTGTCCCGGCTGCCCAAATTACCTTATAAAACTGGGTGCTGCCAGCAGAACGTGTTGTCCACGTCAGACCATCAGAAGAAGTATAACATGCACCCGCTGCTCCAACTGCAACAAACTGACCATTATCAAAAATCACATCGCCAAACGCTTGTGCGCCTGCAGCACGGGATGTCCAAGTCGCAAGGTCAGGTGAGGAAAATATGTTTCCAGAGTTTCCAACAGCCACGTAGACACCTGCACCATAAGCAAACTTATTGATGCCTGTCGTTGTCGGCGTGGTTCGAACAGTCCAGTCTATACCATTAGTAGATGTTGCAATGCTAGCTGTAGAATTGCCTCCACCAATTAGGTAGTTTCCATTTAGGTAAGCAATACAATTCCCTGATGAGAACGCACTAGTACCTGTGAGTGACGTAGCAGTCCAACTATTGCCATCAGAAGAATATAACGGTAGGCCACGCGAACTAACCATAACATACTGATTACTGCCATTATACGCAACTTGTCTGCCACCAGTAGTAAGAGATACGTTAAAAGCTATGGTAAAGCCTGGCTGATAAGCTTCTCGAGTACCACCTGCAAGAACAACTATACCCATGTCCCCAATAGCAACGGCCTTGCCATTAACATCATGAAAAGCAAAAATACCGCCGCCACTGGCATCTCGTTTTAATGTCCAAGTGGTTCCGTCTGCAGAAGTTGCATAAAGTCCGTCAGTTGATCCTCCGGCATAGAAAGTCGAACCAACATACCCAACACTTAGTACCTGAGCATTTGGTATATTTGTTGCCCGCATCGCCCAAGTAAGACCGTCAGTAGAAGTATGTATCCCAACTAAAGTTGCAGCAAGGAAAATCCCCCCGCCGTACACTACCTGAACGACGTTGCTTGCGCCGACAGAGCGAGATGTCCATGTGATACCATTTGGCGATGTAACCACGTTCCCAGTACTGATGTTGCCATAGGCTACATAGAGTGAGTTTGCGTATATAACATCTTGGTATGCGCAACTAATCGGGTTGGTTTGTGTGGTCCAGTTAATGCCATCCGGTGAAGTAATTATAGATCCTGCACCGGTGCTACTAACCGCGACAAATTGTCCTCCAGCATAGATAACTTTAAGATATACGGCTGTAAGTGTGGCCGGAGCAGCTTGAGTAAAGGTTATAAGATCAGTTGAATAAAGTATAGCACCAGAGTACGCGATTACATAAACACCAGCGCCATATGCAATAGAATTGGCGGATGTAGTGCCGCCGGATGCTGAAGCTTGCATAGTCCTGGCCGACCAGTTTATACCATCAGGAGACACCAAAAGTGTTGCACCGTTATTAGATGGCGTAGTTGTTGCAACAAATTGATTGTTTACATACCGTATGCCAGTGATAGTAGATATTGATGCATTTGGTGGTACAGCAGAAAAAGACGTGCCGTCTGTTGTATAAATTATTCTTGGTGTTTGTGTAGTACCAAAAACCCATGCGGTGCCGCTAGTCGCCATAGAGTATAACGCCCTCCCGCCAGTGTTTGTGAATGAACACGGAACAGGTATCTGGGCTTTTGGCATTGCTACCGGCGCGCCTATATCTGGTACATCTCCTAGCGCTGCGGCCAATGCTGAATATGATGCTTTGCTGTAATATTTACCTGTCTGAAGCCACGTGCCACTTGTTGGTGCCGTAGTTGATTGAACTACTTGACCAAGGGATGGTGTAAATCCGCCACCACCACCACTTCCAGCGGCCCAATAAGCAGAACCAGATCCATTAGAAGTAAGTACGTCTCCAGAAGAACCAAATGTGCCATTTGCAACAATGCTTGATGTATTGCTTAGTATTAAATGATCCGCTGCACTTAGATTGACATTAGAATTGAATGTAGCAATTCCACCGACAGTGAGTGTAGTCGATACGTTAGCAAACCCAGTAATAGTTGTATTACCGGCATCTAATGTTCCTTGTATATTTGTAGATCCACCAACCGATAGTTTATCAGCCGGCGCAGTATTGGCTATACCGACATTTCTACTCGGGGCAATACGCATCGCCTCGTCGGCTATTAATGTTCCATTAGCATGGAATATAACTGGACGTGCAGCTTTTGTACCAATTGAAAGACTGGTATCTGATGCGTAAAGATATCCATCCCCGGCACCAACAACTGTATAGTTAGCATTACTATAATTAGTACTGTTAATACCAAGATCTATATAACCAAAAGTGTTATTACCCGAATCGTTTGTAACAACAAGATCAGATGATGCATTAATGCCGGTATTGGCATTTTGAATTACAACCTGAACAAATGTATTCTGCTGACCATCAAGTTCAACAAGTGCAGTAGCACCAAAGTCAAATGCTACTGGATTTCCGACATTTAGTTTTGTCTGAACCTGTGCATTATTGACTGTTAATTTTGTTAGTGACTTGTCATAAACAAATGACGTAGAACCGTTTGCAGCGCCGGCATCATTAAATATGACTTGTTGATTTGTTCCAGCAACCGGTCCAGCAGAACCGGTATATCCAATTACACCCTGACTTCCAGTAAAGCCAATAACTCCATTAGAACCGGTGAAACCAGTTACACCATTAGATCCAGTATAACCAATAACTCCTTGGCTACCTGTAAAACCAATAACTCCATTGGATCCGGTGTAACCGGTTACACCATTAGAACCAGTATAACCAATAACTCCTTGGCTACCTGTAAACCCAGTTACACCATTGGATCCGGTGTAACCAATAACACCTTGTATGCCTTGAGAGCCAGTATATCCGATTGCGCCTTGTATACCTTGTGATCCAGTAAATCCAGTATCACCTTTATCACCAGTTCTAGTGAATGTTGCTACTGTTGAGAGGTTGTTTGCAAAAGAATAACCACCACTTAACCAGGCTATTGGAACTTCAAAATAGTTACCGGTATGACTGTGATTTCCAACAATGGAGAACTGTGAAAAGTTGAGACTATTGGCTGCTTCAACCACGTTGAAGTTGCCTTTAATAGCCGATGTAGAGTCATCGATTGTTGTCAGATAGTTATAAGAATTGGCACCCGTGCTATCAAGAAAACTGATATACATAACAGAAGCTGAAGCAAGATTTGCAGTATTAAATTTTACAACCCCACTACCAGGATCTGTGTTTACAGTATTTGAAGAGAATGTATAGTCAAATGATGCACCACCGAATGATCCAGTATCACCCTTGGATCCAGTATAACCAAGGGAACCAGCATATCCTGTAACACCATTAGAACCAGTATATCCAATTACGCCGTTGGAACCGGTAAAACCAATTATACCTTGGGAACCTGTATATCCAATTATGCCTTGACTACCAGTAAAACCAATAACTCCCTGGCTACCAGTAAAACCAATTACACCTTGACTACCAGTAAAGCCAATAATACCTTGTATACCCTGGCTACCGGTAAAACCAATAACACCATTAGATCCAGTAAATCCAGTTACACCATTCGATCCGGTGAAACCGGTTATACCTTGTGAACCAGTATAACCTTGTATACCCTGAGATCCAACAAACCCAATAACACCAATTTCGCCCTTAGAACCGGTATACCCGATTACACCATTAGAACCAGTATACCCGATTACACCATTAGAACCAGTATACCCGATTACACCATTAGAACCTGTATATCCTTTATCACCTTGGATACCTTGCGATCCGGTAAATCCAGCATTATCAGTCCAATAAATACTGCTGCCGTTTGATGACAGTGTTTGGCCTGGTGTACCTGGAGTACCATTGGCAACAAGTGTAGTAATAGAAGAAGTGGTTATATTTGCACCGATCTCGAATAGAACCGAGCCATTCGATGATATAACTTTCTTATCTGTGAGATTGATGGATAGCTCGCCGGGATTAATATACCGAGTATTTGCTGGGTTAGTTGACGGCAGTCGGCCGGAGACAAACGTTCTCTTATGGATAATCGGTGTCGTATTAGCCATATGGCTCTCCTGGCGTAGATATATATCTTTATGCGCACTATATAGTGTACATTAGTTCGGAACTATGATATATTTATAAGAATGGTTACGTGGAGATCTTATGAAAATTGCATTTATTGACACTCTTGGTTTGACTTATGACGGATCAACACTAGAAAAACGCGGACTAGGTGGATCAGAATCCGCTGTTATCCGAATGTCACAGGAGTTGGCCAAGATAGGATTTCAGGTAACTGTCTATAATGACTGTACCTCTGACGACTCAGAACCTGGTTTTTATGATGGTGTAGAATATCGGCCAGTTTCTATTGCTCAAACTGTTCCGCGACAATTTGATGTTTGCATTGTCTCAAGATCTATTAACCCCATTGCTGATAGTTGGGAAGTTCCTACAAATGCTAAACACGTGTGTCTTTGGATGCATGATACATTTTGCGAGGGTGATAATCAGATCGAGCATCTTATTAATCAAGGTAAGATTAATGAGATCTTTACATTGTCGGACTGGCATACTGGATATGTCACCCATTGCGACCATGGCTTTCGCCGTAACTTCGATGTCCTAAAGAACCATATCTTTCAGACTCGTAACGGTATCGGTAACATGAATCCTGGTTGGATCGACGTACGTGACAAAGATCCGAACCTATTTGTGTTCAACGCCTCTGTTACCAAAGGAATGGTTCCTCTAGTCAAGCAGATCTGGCCTGAGGTTAAACGACGTATTCCTGATGCTAAGTTAAAGATCATCGGTGGATACTATAAGTTCCGTGAAGCTGCAGGTCCAGATCAACAAGAAAAAGATTGGGCCGAGATGGCTCTTCAACATGGAGATAATATCGAGTTTACCGGTGTGATTACCCAGCAGGAGATCTCAAACATTTTGCATGATGCCAGTTATATGATTTATCCTGCAGGATTTCCTGAAACATTTGGTATCTCTACACTAGAGGCATTAGCCCATAACGTTCCTTTGATTACATGTCGTTTCGGTGCTCTAGAGGAGACTGCAATAGATCTTGCATCATGGAAGATCAACTATCCGGTTGAACCAAACTGGGCATTACCATGGCTTGATCAGAATATTCAAGTCGATATCTTTGTCAACACAGTTGTTGATGCATACAACAACAAGTATCTGCACCAGCAGAAGATGTATGCATGCAACCAGGTCAAGGATATCTGCACCTGGGATACCGTCGCTCTTCAGTGGAAGCAGCATCTATATAAGAAACTTGGCAAGTTCATGGACATTACTGAGTATCGTAGTGTACAGAAGATCAATAGCCGGGTTCGTAAGGTATTTGGTCGCCGGTTCATGAATCATGAAGAACTAGTAGAGCCGATACACCACAAACCACGATGGATTTCTATTGTTACTCCGGTATATAATGCCGAGAAGTATATTGCGCGGTGCATTGAATCGGTGGCACAGCAAGATTATAATGACTATATGATGTATATCATCGACGACTGTTCTACTGATAATACCGTAGAAGTTATTAAGCAAACAATCAATGCCCTTCCTATCGACATTGCCGACAAATTTCAGTTGATTACAAACACCAAGAATAAAGGTGCCGTGTGTAATCAGATTACAACTATCGAAGGCAATTGTTTAAAAAATGATATCATCATGCTTATTGATGGTGATGATTGGCTAGTTAATAATCCTAACATATTTCATATGTACAACAATCTGTACCAGGATGGGGCAGAGTTTACCTATGGTTCGTGTTGGTCATTGGTCGATAATATACCGTTAATTGCACAGGAATATCCACCTGAAGTCAAGGCTAGTAAGACGTATCGCGACTATAAGTTTAATTGGAATATGCCATACACCCATCTGCGCACATTCAAGTGGGAACTGATGGATGGGTTTATTCATCAGTATGGCCGTGATTCATTCAAGGATGAAGAAGGCAACTGGCTGAAAGCAGGCGGTGATACAGCTGTATTCTATGCCATGATTGAACAGGCAAATCCTGATAACATTATCTGCATTCCAGATATCGTGTATAACTATAATGATGCCAATCCTATTAATGACTATAAGGTCAATAGCGATGAGCAGACTAAGACTGCTACTAAAGTATTGAACACGACTTCGCCATTCACTCCTGGGCAGATTGATTTGAGACCGCTATGAAAAATTATGAAAATGATATTGCCATAACCTATATTGATAGAGACTGGCCAGATATTGAGAAGGAAATACGTAACCATGTAACAGACTGGTCTGTGTGTATCCAAGCCGGTGGCCACCTTGGGTTATATCCTACACGACTATCGAAGTTGTTTAATACCGTGCACACATTTGAAGCTGATGCCGGTAACTATCAAAAGCTTGTTGAAAACTGCAGCGATGAAAATAATATTGCATGTTATCATAACGCGCTAAGTGCGTATTCTAGAGCAATGGGTATTTGGCGTGTACCAGGTGGAAATACTGGTCAGAATTTTGTGGTTCAAGGGGATGATGTCGATGCAATCACTATTGACTCTCTTAACCTACCATCATGTGGACTTATCCAACTTGATATTGAGAGACATGAACTATTTGCGTTGATGGGTGCAATTGAAACCATTGAAAAGTTCCGGCCAGTTATTATTCTCGAGGGGCCGGAAACAACCAACAATGCATGCAATATTATTTTAGAACAACTCGGCTATGAGTTTATTGCAAGAGCCGGACAAGATAGTGTATTTGTGTACACAAATTCAGCTGCACCAACTACAGAGTATAGAGATGTTAATATGAAAAAGATTCTAGTTGCTATTCCTACTGCTCGTTATATCGAACCGGATACATTTAAGTCGATCTATGATTTGGATGTTCCTGCTGGATACGAAATAACGTTTCAGCATTTCTACGGATATCGAGTTGACCAGGTACGTAATCTAATATGTGATTGGGTTGCACGCGGTTATGATTATTTGCTGGCAGTCGATCATGACGTGACCTTTGCACCGGATACACTTAGGAAGTTACTGGATCACAATGTGGATCTGGTATCAGGTGTCTATAGGCAGCGACTAGAGCCACAGGCGATTGAGATCTACGATTTAAATCAGCAGCGTATGACTATCGATCAGATCTATGGAAAAGATCTTGTTAGGATCGGCGCCTGTGGATTTGGTTGTGTTCTTGTCAAAAAGGAAGTTATCGTCGGAGTTGGATATCCACAGTTCGAATATCATCCAGCGCTCGATCACGGTAAAACTGTCAGCGAGGATACCGACTTCTGCAGAAAGGCAACAAACAACGGATTTGAACTATGGTGTGATCCATCCATTCTTTGTGGCCACATCGGTTCGACTACAATGTACGTTAAAACTCCTGAAGTTGCAATCAACCCAGTTGAAACACGATTACGTGGATTATCTCTTCGTGATGATCTTCCAAGAGACCATGTCGATTATCTCAAGGGGATGGATATCAATCCAAAGGTGATCTATGACATCGGTGCATGCATTATGCACTGGACGAAGGAAGCCAATAGAATTTGGCCTGATTCTAAGATTGTTATGTTCGATGCTATGGACCATGCCGAGTTTCTTTACAAAGAATCAGGCCATGAGTATTACTGTGGCCAAGCTATCGGCGATGTGTCTGGTAAGTCTATCGATTTCTATGAGAAGCCAATGGATCCTGCAGGTAATAGTTACTATAAGGAAAACTCAGCACATTTTACTGAAGCTGATAAAGTAACAAAGACCATGATTACACTAGATGATTTGGTCACCAGCCGCCGTATACAACTGCCAGATCTTGTCAAGATTGATGTGCAGGGAGCTGAACTGGATGTTCTACGCGGTGCACAGTATACTTTAAAGGACTGTAACGATATCATTATTGAGATGCAGCATGAAGAGTATAATCTTGGCGCGCCTCAGGTTGCAGAGGTTACAGAATATCTTAACATGTTAGGATTTAAGTTAGTAAGTGTAATTCGTACTACAGGCGCAGATGGCGACTATCACTTTGCCCGGGCAAAGTTGTAATTAATTACGACGATGAACTAGTATATGCGCCAACGTAAGTGTTCATTTTAGAACTCGCCGCCGTCAATAGCTCCAACAATGAATTGTTGAGTAAACTGTTTAATCTCATACTTGTCTGATGTTTGATTGTAGATTAATACGGCACCTTCGGTGACATTAACTTCATCAACATCGGGCAGATCTTCGATACTATTAATCTGATACTCACGAAACTGATTCTTGACAGTCAGAGTAGTTGGATTAAGAATAGGTGTTGTATTGTCAACCTTAACGGTCAACTTTGTCTCTCTATTGATCTTGGCGTTTAATGTCATCTTGTCACCTGTGGTGTAACCGTGACGATTCCCTCAAGCAATCTAGTAATAGCACCATTAGGATCCGTCAACTCACAGTCGTAGACATAACGGCCGGATGAAACATTTGCAGTAGTGTTAGCATTCATCGACAAAGTTACAGTGCCGATAGTTGGAGAGATGGACACTACAAATGCAACTGAATTAGAGGAGGTATAATGCTTACGCAGTTGCGCAGCACCAGAATACCCGGTCAGATTGACAATATCATCATTTTCGTCAGTGACGTTGATCGTTGTCTGGAACGTAGTTCCCTGATCGATATCTAAATTAGCTTTAATTGCCATTTACTCTTCCATTGTAGTTATGAAGTTGTATCTAACTGATAAGTTATAGTTGCAGCTGCCGCCGTAACACCAGTTGAAATTCTTCTTATAGTCACATAAAGATCGATATTGAAAGTTCGGTTAGCAACAGCGCTTAGTGTCCAACCAGCAGCAACGCCGCCTAATGTAACCCATGTATCAAGCGGTGAAACTGAACTTGACCAAGTCCCGAGAGCAACAGATCTGGTTGCAAATATCTCATAATAAGAAAGATTTGTTGAATCTAATGTGCCACCAACACCAATTAATGAAAATACATTTTCATAAAAAAATGCTGGATTGTTGTCTGCGTATTCGAATGCACGACCATCTGTAGAAACACCAAATGTCACTGAACCTGGCGAACCACCTGTAAAATTAGAGATGCCGCGCGCCGATAATCCAACATACGGAATCGATTTACCATTGAATGAGCTCATCGTCAAACCTGACGCAGTAGTACCGATTCCTGTCATTGCACCATCGTTTGGTACGTATGACCCACCTCTATTATAGCCGCTAAAGGCGTTGCCTCCACTAAATACAGATTTGATGGAAGATAATGATGGAGTAGAAACTATCCCAGGCATTATCTATTCTCCAACTTCTCTACTTTAGCATTCAATTCTTTAATAGCTTCAATAAGTACAGCAGTTAACTTGTTATAGTTAACAAGTTTATACCCATTTTCGCGATTGGTGTGAACAAATTCTGGATATACTTGTTCAATTTCCTGGGCGATCAAACCAATTTCTTCATTAGATCCAAATCCCATATTTCTTGCAGTATCGTTCCATGAATACCGCACGCCATTTATTTTAGTAACATTATTTAACGCATTTGTTATATTGCCGAATATGTTCTTTAAGTTCTTATCTGATGAAAGTACAAAGTCGCCGGCGTATACAGTCGCAGAATAACCATCACTTAAAGTTGAGCCGGTTGATGCATAATAAGCTACTGCACCGGCACTAGTACCATTGTTAACAATACCTACACCAGCAGATCCAGTATAACCAATAATGCCCTGTGATCCAGTATAACCAATAATACCTTGCGATCCAGTATATCCGACACCTTGTGAACCTTGTGATCCAGTATAACCAATAATACCTTGTGATCCAGTATATCCGACTCCTTGTGATCCTGTAAATCCAGCAGATCCATTAAATCCATTAGTACCAGCAGATCCAGTATAACCAATAATACCTTGCGATCCTGTAAATCCAACAGACCCATTAAATCCATTAGTACCAGCAGATCCGGTGTATCCAATAATACCTTGTGATCCAGTATATCCAATAATGCCCTGCGATCCTGTAAATCCAACAGACCCATTAAATCCATTAGTACCAGCAGATCCAGTATAACCAATAACACCCTGCGATCCGGTATAACCAATAATACCTTGTGATCCTGTAAATCCAACAGACCCATTAAATCCATTAGT